AATTATTACACTCATTTTTAGTAAGAATACATTCATTAAACGGATTTTCACTTAGTTCATGTGTATTACTAGTCCAGTGTCTATTTTGTGCAAACTTTACACTATCACAAGCCTCAAATAATTCTTTCTGGACTATATCTAATCCAGAGCCTTCTAGCATTTTTCTATAAATAGGAATACCAAAGAGTTCTATAGTATGCATTATATAGCCTCCAAGCTTGGTAGTTGTCCTGTAATTTGTAATGTATAACGGTCTTTAAGACCAAGATTAGCTGCAGAATGTTCACAAAAAGCGTCAAATAAAACAAATTCTCCGCGTTTGTAATTTACAATAGCACGATGCTCGATATCAAAATAATGTCCAGGCTCCCAATCTTGAAGCACAACTACAGCTCTCCATACTTTGGATTTTTCTACATTAAATATTTTTTGGTAAGTATTAAAATGATCTGTGTGTCTTGGCATTATATCACCTGTAGACATTTTATAAAATGTAAATCCACAATTTGACAAGCCAATTTTTTCTGCTATTTTGTTAAGCCAGATATAGTTTTCTTTTACTACATGCATTGCACCAGTAAAACTAGTATGAGTATAACCTTGTCTTTTCCAATCTGTTATATCATATTCGTATGCTGAACGTTTTTCGTATGCTAAATTTTTATATTCGTTATAGACGGGAAGTTCTACTTGTCCTTGAAACCACATTATTCACCTTTCTCTGTTGATCTTGACATTGCTTTAGTAAGTCCATATTTTCTTAAATCTCCCGAAAAAAGAGTTAGTTCGACTGCTTTCTTTTCATTAGTAACTATAATAGATCGAGGACTAATGTAATATGGACAATCTATAAATTTATCTAGGAATATAATTACTTGGGTAGTTAATGGCATATCTTTTGGATAAGGAACATCGTATGTTGCTAAGTCTATTTCATTAACTACTTCAAATCCTAGATCTGTTAATCGTAAACCGCTTGCTCCTTTGTTTCTAGTGTTCTTCCACCATAGTGGCATGAACTCTTTTATTGTCAATTCGTTTGCACTTTTACCTTGTTCTTTTAAAAAGATCTTAGTATATGCTTCTTTCCAGTTCATTCTTCAATAACTACTTCGCCGTCTGTTAATCTATAAACAGCAAACTCTTCACTTGAAAACATATCGTTTAGTTTTTTAGCTAGATTATGTGCATGGCCTGGGTTGGAAAAAGAAACTTTCTTGTATTTCGGACCTGGGTAGTTAGTCAGCATGTTTGCACTTTTTAAATTAAAAGGTTTATCTTTATAAAAAACTGCCCAAATAGCTTCAGCTTCTAACACTTGATCTGACTTATAATTATCGTTATTAATATGCTCCAATATCACTGTGGGTTTTGGTCTGCTCATATGCGTATCCTCTTATTAACTACGCATATATTTATCTCTTTTAGAAGTTAAGTACCTATATATCCTCCAGCAAAGTCATAGTAAAAATATTGTGTACCTGTTCGAGGAACATTTGTTACCCATTCTCCGTTTATTATTACTCCACTTTCACTACTAGTTTTGCCATGATATTCTTCGCCAGTCATATGTATGCTATTATCTACAGTAAAGATAGGAATTTGTGAAGCTCTAGACAATAATCTAAAATGTGCATCGTGCCACCTTTCGAAGTATTCATCTTCATCGTTACCTCTATTGCCGTTTGTACTATGTATAAAGAGACCTACGCCGCCCGTTTTTTGTGCTTCATTTATAATACATTTTCCACCTAACCAACTGTGTCCCCATAGATCATTACATATTAATCCAACTATTGGTATATTACACTTTTCTGTAGTCAACCAATGAATTCGAATGCCATCCTTTTCTAAGTCATTAGGTAATGATGCATCGTGTTCGATAATATGACTTTTATTAGTTACACCAATTAATTCACCATTATTATAAAAACGTATTTGGTTCCTTCTAACTCTTCCAAAATATTCATCTTCTTGCCACATTGTTCCTAAACAAAGACCTACTTTTTTCTCTGCGGAATATTTTTCTATTTCTGTAAGGGCGGCTTGTACATCCTCAAAGTTATAATATGGCACATACCCACTAAGACTTCCTTCAGGAGTAACTAAGTAATCAACTTTATTTTCAGAAGCCCAATCAATTGCAGTTTTTATGGTGATAATATTTTTTTGTATATCTGCTCTTACTGGAATTTGTGCTCCGCCGATACGTATTGATCTTACTTCCATCCAGACCCGCCATCAAGATTTATTTCTATTTTTTCATCTGATTGGCTACTTTGTGATACTAATTTTTCCAAGTCGCCTTCTAATCTACTCATTACAATTCCTAATGTAAAAGCTAAATTTTTGGCTGTTGCAATATCTATTTTAATTTCTCTAGATTGACTAGATTCAGCACTCTTTACCTGTTGAATAAAAAGTTGTAAAGGTATTGTGTTTAATGGCTCAACGGTTTGCAATTGACAACTCCGATCTCATTTCAACATCTGTTTTAAACGGTCCTTTATATCCATATCTTTCCACAGTAACTAATTTAGGACAAAAACTTTTAACCCATCCTTTATCAAACTTAATAATATAATATCCTGCACAATACAAACTATTTGATTTTAAAGACTTTGTAAACAAAGGTAGTTTGCGTTGTACATCATACATTGTATTATGTGGTGTAACACTAGTTGGATAACCGTGTACAATTTTTTCTGATGTTGTTATAGTCTTTGGGACATCCTCGTCCCAGTGTATTGTTCCTAATTTTTTACTAATTTGCTTTGTATTGTCAAAGAAACAAGTTTCGTTATTACACGAATATAGGTATCGTTCGTCATTATAACTTAGTGTTCCAACTTTTTTACCATCATCTTCTACTATCCAAAATTTATTTTTTAAAACAGTATTTGCTTTTATTGTCATACAGGGTACCTCGCTTGTAAAGGGGTTGCATATAGCTGTGCTTGATCTGCAATACGTTGCATATCCCACTTAGCACAGAACTTCATAAGACGCATACCTACTTGTTGTACTTCTTTAGGGGTCATTGCTTCTTCTATAGTATCGTTAATAATAGTTCTAATGTTATCAGGCTGTGCAGTGAGATCGCACAATATAACATTACGTTGATAATCTTCTAGCACACGATGCTCTACACCATCATGATCAGTCCAACGTTGTAGCATCATGTTATTCCAGTTGTAGCCCTTTGTGTCTTTGTCTGCAAATGCTTCTAGTAGTCCAACTTTATTTTTAGTACCTTTCTTACGTACACCTGGATATGCACTAAACACGTTGTCGCTAGTGTCACCACGCATACATTTCTCAAATAACATAAATGCAGGCACAGGTGCAGGCTTCGGCTCTTTAGTTTTCTTATCAATAACATGTTCACCTTTGTCTGTAAAATAGCCTTCATGAGTGATAGTTGTATTACTAACACCATTGTATTGTTTACAGTTAGGAGCAATTAGTTGTGCAAAGTCACCGTCTGTACTAATGATTACATGTGTGTCTTTAGGATGTGCTTGTACCCAGCCTGCAATAAGATCATCTGCTTCTAGTTGCGGATGTTGCATAACAGTACAATTAGTTTTGTCTGTAACAAAGTCCTTAAACTCATCAAAGATCTCCCAAAACAATGTATCTTCTTCTGCTTCTTTTACTGTAAGTGCATCACGTGCTACTTGCCTATTACGTTTGTAAGGTTCGTAAAAGTCCTTACGCCAACTACGACCTTCTAAGCAAAACACAACATGATCAGCATCAAAGTCTTGCCAAGCCTTCTTAATGCTGTTAAGTGTAATATGTAGTGCCATGCCTACCTTAGTGTCAAGGTCACCACGAACTACATGTCTAGCACGAAAGAATGTATTTGCAGTGTCTACTAGTACATATGTACTCATAAGTCAATCCTTAAATAATTTATAATACTATTATAGCACCAGATCTGGCTTGCGTCAACCACTTTCGTTAGACTGTAAATCATCTTCTATATTGAAAAATTCTTCTGATATTATATTTTCGCCAACACTATAATATGGAGGCATATCGAGATATAAATCAAATGCTATACTTACCCTTGGAGTTGTTCCAGTATACTCTGGAACAGCATGTTCGACGTAACTTGGAAATAGAGTCATTCCACCTTTGAAGTTTGATACCTCTTGACCTTGCTCCATATGCTCGTAGTATGTACATGTCTCATAGTCATCCAAATGCATATTACCACTTAAATATGCACTAAACATAGCACTGTGCCTATGTTTTGTAATACGATCTCCTTTGCGTACTACATTAAACCAACTACCAATACGTAGATTATATGGTCTAGTTCCATCTTGCATAATATAGTTAAAGTATTGAAATTTAAGCCATTTTAGTAAATCTCCTATTTCAGGACATTCATCTTTAAATTCAAATGTATTAAATCGACCATGCCTAGTAGTAACATTGTTAGCGTCTAATCCTGTTCTACCATCATTACGATAAGGTAAGTCATTAATAATCTTTTTTTCTTTAGCTAAAAGGAATTCTCGAATAGTGTCTACTTTGTCGCTTTCATCCCATTGTGCAAATCCAAGAGGAGCGTTCCAAACTGGAGCATAAGGAGATATTGGATGCTCACTTTTAAGTCTAAGTATTTCCATTAGCTAACCTCAGACTTTCCATCTCCTGTTGAAACTATTTTAATATGTCCCATATCTCTATCTGTAGACTGTCCTTCTTCCTCTAACATTTGTACTACAATACTCTTAAACCAAGCATCTACTATAGCTTCATTTGTTTCGCCTTGATACCCTGCATCTAGTAGTTCTTCAATAAATTGATTGTTCCAATCTAATTCAAAGAATCCATTTTTAATATTTTCTGGATTAAGTTGTGTATCAAGAACTGCTACCCAAGCCTTACCTGCTTTAGTAGCTTCTTCTTTTTCACGTTCAAGCACTGCCCTACGTTCTTCTTCTGAAGTAGATTGCACTTGTACTTCAGGTTCGACTTTCTTTTTACCTAATGTATTGTTTACAAAGTTTGCAAACCAACTTTTATCTTTTTTCATATCCTCTCCTAAAAACCTTTCTGTCTTAGCCTTTCTATATCTATCGGTGCTTTCATAGCTTTTGATAGTTTTTCTTGTCTTTCGCGTTCGACTTTATCATGTACCCCATGCATTTCCGAATAAGGATATGTGGAGTCTTGGGGTGAAACGCCATCCTCTTTCCATACACGCCTCCGCAACTTCTTGAACATTAAGGTTGTACTCTTCCGAACGTCCGCCCAGCGGCATAAGATATACTGGACAGTCGACCCCGGCGCTACGATACTCTTCGACAGCTCTAGTAACTTCATCAAAGTCATCTTTAGTAGCAACCACAAACTTAAGATAGAT